CCATTTTCTCTTATAATTGTATATAGTTTACAGTTATGATTAGGTGATTTTGGATTCCCACAACTTTGTTTATGAGCGTGTTTTCGCTGAACAAAATTAGTGGTGTGTCCAACATACAACTCCTCTATACTAGTATCTTTACACGTAATCTTGTAAATGATTGTATTAGAATAATCAATTTCGGTCGTTATCTTGGGCATTATTTTACTATGTAGTATTATCTTTATATTAAAATATTCTTATAACGACTAGTCAAACTTCTTTAAGTCGCATACATGAGCCCTGCATTTCCGCCCACAAAGGTAATCATATTTATTCTCTCTTCAAACACATATAAGTCAAAATTGTAATCATAAATTCGCCAGGTTGGTTTATTAATGCCGATAATTTGCCCCGAATCAGGATCACATATGGTCAACACTTGCGCATAAGGGTCAACCGGAGGCGTAATCGTATTAAATTCAAAATCAACCTTTGTAAATCGGCTCATATTCATCGCACCAGATGGCTGTAATACAAAAGGTGAAGTATCTAAACAAAAATTATAACAAAATAATCCATCAGGGGCATTTCCCGCGTTTGACACGTACTTTTCAATAAAATTAAACACGCCCGCAGGTAATACATTCTCTCTATAACCGCCATCAATCATAATTCCTAGGGTAACTAATATTTGTTTTAAATTTTGCGGATTATATACCCCACTAATCAGTAATCCAGTAGGACTGCCCGCCGGATTTTGTCCTGGACCAAGAGTAGACGCACCATAAGGGTCAGGATTCGGGAAAGCCCCCACAGTTGGCGCGGGATAAGCAGGAACCGGCATATAATTATACGGCCAATTAGAATAATTAGACCACTCATTGCGTAAGTTCACGTCACTTCGTCGAAAATAAAACATCCAACTGGCGACCATTCCCAACGAATCTAACTGAGCTTTATTAGAACCGGTTACATTATAAAACACGTTTTCATGAACCTGCTTAAATAAATACTTTTGTTCATTCTTCGCAAAGAGCACAGACTCTTCATTAGAGAGAAAACAATAATTACAATTTAAATTAATATCCGGATTCCATACAGACCTTACATCAACATATGAAGAGGGCCCTAATTCTTCATCGGGTGGCGTTTGTAAGAAGCGATACATTTGCTGATAATACTGGTTAAAATTTGGCGCTATATATGGACACCCATTCGCGTAATCAAACACATCTCTTATTCTAAATAATTCATTGAGGGGACGAATAGTAACAGTAATATGAAGCTCATTATATTGCAGGGACACCAAAGGAAACGCCATTTGACTTTTCAGTCCAAACCACGAGTTCAATGGAATATATAATATTCGCCCCATAATAGATGGTTGTGCGCCCGCAGCACTGGACGTATAATAAGCATTTGGATATGTATTAGAGTAAGAACCCGAATTTGCCGGGTCATTTAATTCAGCAACATTACCAGTCATTTCATTAAACAATGCCCTTTTGGTACCCGTAAAATCGCGCTGAACAGCAGATAACAGATACTGGCCCGAATATTCTTGTAGCTGTTGATTCCCGCATGTAATCGTAACTCTACTAATCATTTGGGCGCCAATATTATCAATCCATTTAAATTCATATGGAGACCAATCAGTGTAACTGGTGGTTCCGTCTCCATTTTCAATTTGTTGGGGAGGCATAATGGGACTCCATATATTAGGTAATGCGAAGGATAGATAGCAATCTTTTAATAAGTCCGCATAACGTTTCACTTTAAACACGAAAGTGGAGTTAGACGTGAGATTCAATGTGGGAGTCCCTTCATAATCTAGACGGAAGTTTTGCTTGCCGAAATTAGTGTATTTTGCATAGGTTGTTTTCCAAAAGGTTTTACTAGGATTTCCATTTAATATGATATTTTGCTGTCCTTGACTTACGAGGTTTAGCAAACCACCTGCCATATAATTATAACTATATATTAATTATTTAACTAATTTCAAATGATTAATATATTCAGTTTAAAAATATATTAATATATTAGATAGTATGTTAAATAACGTTGCTCTTACAGATGATAAAAAAACTATGATTTCTTATATAATAATTATGGTCATTTTTTTTATAATTATTTGGATTATATATTACGCTATACGCGTGAATGGGTTACAAGGAAGGGAATGTAGTTATATGAATCAATTATATCCCAAGGTAAATGGAGCAATTAAGCCCATAAATAAAAATGATCCTCTATGTGCGGGTAAATTATACGATTATTTCATCAAAACCGCATTTAATGCATGTTCGGGCGGAGATTATTCGTATGACTATGTAGACATTTGTAATCTAAAAAGCATTTTGTCTACTGGAACCCGATGCTTAGATTTTGCGTTATATTCTATTAACGATAATCCAGTTGTTGCGACAAGTATCAATGATGATTATTATACAAAGGAAACGTTTAATTCAGTAATGTTTGCCGATGTAATGAAAACGATTAAGGATTACGCATTTGCTACGGGAACTGCACCAAATAACACCGACCCGATTATTATTCATTTAAGAATAAGAAGCAATAACCGTAAAATGTATAGCAAACTTGTCGAAATATTTCAAGCGTATGACAATATAATGCTTGGAAATTCGTTTAGTTATGAATCAGGTGGACAAAATCTAGGTAAGGTTCCTTTGTTAGACTTTATGAACAAAGTCATTTTAATAGTGGATAAACACGACCAAAGTTTTTTACAGCATGATGAATTGTTGGAATATATCAATCTAACGAGTAGTTCAAACTATATGCGAGTATATAGGTTTAGTGATATGGAAAACCACGCGGACGTAAACGAATTAACATTTTTTAATAAACGGGCAATGACTATGATTTTACCAGATGAAAAATCAAATCCATCGAACCCGAATGGAGCACTATGTCGCGAAACTGGATGTCAAATGGTAGCTATGCGATTACAATACAATGACAGTAATTTAAAAGACGAAATAGATTTCTTTAATAAAGGTGGTTACGCATTTTGTTTGAAACCAGCGGAATTGAGAGATAACGTAATAAATATCGAAACTAAAAAATAAAATTGATAATAGTATTTACTATATTATGAGTTATAATCAATTATAAATATTATTCAATAACTACAATAATATTTATAATGTTACAATTAAGTGACGCAACCCCAGAGTGCTTCGTTGTAAATTATGATGTATTGTCGAATAAAGATGCGTTTCAAACGCACATTGCATTTCCTGATCACATTGCATTTCCTGATCACATTGCATTTCCGGATCACGTTATATTTTGTAAAAAGGTTTCATTTAATCCATTCAAAGACGTTATATATATTCCAAACTATACTAAAGAAACAAACCCGCATTTGTGGTGGTCTATGAGCGAACTAACCTATATTCATGAACAAGTAAAGAAGGAGATTATCATCATTATGAAGAATAGTTTAATAAATATAAATGTGAAATGTGCGCTTGGCATATTATGTCAATATAATGATTGATTGATATGTTGTATTCAACCATGTTACAAATATATAATCTACATAATATATAAGAATATGACTTCTAATAATATTTGTAAAGGATTAAAATTTAGCGATTGTGAATTGGCTATTGTGCGCATGGCAGTAGATAAAGCCGGCGAAAAAATAGGACGTCGTGTTGTAAATTCCGAAGATATAAAAAAGATTATTAAAACCGTCGAAGATTTTATTCAACGAAAAGGTTTAGTTTGTTATGGAGGAACTGCAATCAACAATATTTTACCACAAGCCGAACAATTTTATAACAAGGATGTGGAATTACCAGATTACGACTTTTTTTCTCCTAATGCGTTAGAGGATGCCAAGGAGTTGGCGGACGTTTATTATAAACAAGGATTCACTGATGTAGATGCAAAATCGGGTCAACATCATGGCACCTATAAAGTTTATGTAAATTTTATTCCTGTTGCGGACATTACATATTTAGCCAAAGAAATTTATGCGGTTATCAAAAAAGAGTCGATACAGGTTGCCGGGATTCGTTACGCGCCGCCAAATTTTCTTAGAATGTCAATGTATTTAGAACTATCGCGACCTGTGGGAGACACCAGTCGATGGGAAAAAGTATTGAAAAGGCTTATTCTTTTAAACAAACATTATCCATTAGAGGCGAACAGCTGCGATAACATTAGTTTTCAAAGAGGTATGGAAAATGCGGATAAATCTGAAGAAATATATAATAATGTTAAAAACACGTTTATTAATCAAGGAGTCGTATTTTTTGGCGGATTTGCCATGTCCATGTACTCGCAATATATGCCCAAAAAAAATAAAAACAAGGTGAATAAACTGGCGGATTTTGATGTTTTGTCAAATGACCCGGAAACAACCGCTGAAATTGTAAAAGAGAGATTGGCTGACATTGGAATCAAAAATGTAAAAATTGCTAAAAAACTGCCCGTGGGCGAGATAGTGCCATTACATTATGAAATTAAAGTAGGTAATGACACTATTGCGTTTGTATATAAACCAATTGGGTGTCATAGTTATAACGTAATAAATATTCATAACCAAAAGGTAAAAATAGCCACGATAGATACCATGTTAAGTTTTTATTTAGCGTTTTTGTATACAGACAGGCCTTACTATAATATGTTTATTGACCGCATTTTGTGCATGTCGCAATTTTTGTTCGATGTACAGCAAAAAAATAGACTGAGCCAAAAAGGGTTACTAAAAAGATTTAGTATTGCGTGTTATGGACATCAAGAATCATTAGAGGAAATGCGAGCGGCAAAAGCGGCAAAATATAAAGAATTAAAGCAAACTCAAAACGCCACCGAATACAATGAATGGTTTTTAAATTATACACCGGCATCTGGTAAAAAGTCTATTGATAAGGAACCCACCATAAAATCAAGCAAAACCCTGAAAAAAGAAAACACCAACAAAAAAACAAAATACAATAAAAGAACGAAAAAAAACATGCGGGACCTTATTTATGGGCGGAATTCAAAGAACAAATCGTTCAAAAGACAACGCTAGTAGTTTAGTACAAATGTAGGTTTATATACAATACGTGTCTAATAACAATACAATTACATCTGGGAGTGTTTTTAAAACAATTTTATAAACAATTTTATAAACAATTGACGCCTTAACATTAAATGGTATCATTTGTTTGATATGCGATAATGTAATGATAAAATATATATATAGTTTCTCAATAAGTATTTTTATATAATAATATAAATGATGCGTTATATTCCAATTGTCTACATAACTGCACATAGAAGTGCTGTGTTGCTTTACGAAAAAGTTGTGAATGTCTAGTAACCCGGCAAGCATGCGATGATCATTTGATTTTTCATTTTTTATATTGAAAAAATAGAATACTTTGTCACATCCAAATAAATCAATGTACAGAATCTGTTTATCTTGTTCATTTTTAAAAATATGTGGGTTAATTCCATCTACATATTTGTTTTCATACAGCATATTTCCATCTATTAAATATGGCACAAAACATGATTTGACAATAGTATTTATTAACACATCAACCGTCTTGTAGGTTTTTTTAATATGTTTTTTGCCAGTTCTAACATTATAATAACTAATGTATAACCGTTTATCTACAACTTTGCATATATTTTCGGAAAGTTTGCCGTGCAATATTTTTTTTAGTTGTTTAATAATTTTTAAATTGTGTGTTTTTTTAAATGTAGTATATATCAAATGATAAAAATCTGAAATGATGCTTAAATTGTTGGAAAAATACAAAAATGCCATTAATGAGCCTATGCTTACACCAGATATTCTCTCTACTTTTACAATGT